CTAGGCAAAAAGAAGACGTTAAAATCATTCTGGAATTCTAAAAAAAGATGGCACAAAAAACAGACTTAAATATTAGCCCATATTATGATGACTTTGATAAAAGTAAAAACTTTTATAAAGTTCTATTTAAACCAGGATTTCCAGTTCAGGCTAGAGAATTAACTACTCTCCAGTCTATTTTACAAAATCAAGTAGAATCCTTCGGAAGTAATATTTTCAAAGAAGGTTCTATGGTTCTTCCAGGAGCTATAACTTTTGATAATGATTATTCTGCGGTAAAATTAAATGCCACTAATTTAGGAGTAGATGTCTCAGCTTATATTAATAATGCCATTGGAAAAACTATAACAGGTCAATCTTCTGGAGTAAGTGCTACGATTAAAAATGTTGCATTTACAACGGATAGTGATGAAGTAGATAATTTGACAATTTATGTAAAATATGGCAATGCAGGTACTGATTCTGAGACAACTACTTTTACACCTGGAGAAGAGTTAACAGCATCCGAAAATATAACCTTTGGAAATACTGTTATTAATTCTGGAACAGTATTTGCTTCTGTCTTAGAGCAAGATGCAATATTTACTGGTGCTGCTGCATCTATTGATAATGGAGTTTACTTTGTAAGAGGAAATTTTGTCAATGTATCTAAACAAACTCTGATATTGGATTTTTATACAAATGTTCCATCTTATAGAGTCGGATTAAAAGTAAGTGAAATTATAGTTAATGCTAAAGATGACGATTCTTTATATGATAATGCAAAGGGATTTACAAACTTTGCCGCACCTGGTGCAGATAGATTTAAGATTGATTTGACCTTAGTTAAAAAATCATTAACAGATTTTGATGACACAGACTTTATAGAAGTTCTTAGAGTTGATGATGGAAAAATAAAGAAAGTAGTTAATAAAACAGTTTACAATATTATTAGAGATTACATTGCAGAAAGAACTTTTGATGAATCTGGACATTATACTGTAGATGAATTTAGAGTAAATGTTCTAGAATCTCTGAATGATAGAGTTAATAATGATGGTTTATTTTTAGAAAACGAACTTACAGAAGATTTAAATACTCCATCCGATGATTTAATGTGTGTTCAGGTATCACCTGGAAAAGCATATGTATCTGGATATGATGTTCAACTCGATGCAGCAGTAACTTCTGATGTTGAAAAACCAAGAGATACTGAAAACATATCAAGTATTAATGTTCCTTTCGAAATGGGACATCTTTTGAGAGTTAATAATGTTGCCGCTGCAGCAGAAGAACATGCAGAAATTGAATTAAAGTCTCATTTAAAAGGTGATGGTGGTTCTACCATAGGAAAAGCAAGAGTATATACGTTTAACTTAACAGATGCAGCATATTCTGGTGCGGCAACTCAATGGGATTTATATCTTTATGACATACAAACTTATACAAATTTGACATTTAATAGAAACGTATCTGCCTCTGAACTTCCTGCAACATCTTTCATAAAAGGAAAGAGTAGTGGAGCAAGTGGTTTTGCAGTTGCAGCAGGTGCTAATAGTGCTGTATTAAATATTTACCAGACATCAGGAACTTTTGTTGCTGATGAGGAATTATTAGTTAATGGTGTTGATGCATCATTAACCTTAAAAAGTTTTATTGTTTATGGCATTAGAGATATCAAATCAGTATCTCAAACTGGATTAATTAGTGGAACTGATTTTACAGCAGATGCTGTTCTTAGTTCTAGAAAAATTGCAGGTGTGACTGAAGCAACCTTAAGTTCATCAACATTCACAAGTCCAGGTAATCTTTTTACCGGCATTAAAGTAGGTGATATTATAAAATATCAAGCTGGAAATGCTGATCCTCAATATAATAGAGTTACTTTAGTAAACGGGAATCTAACATCTATTGATGTTACTGCTCTTGGTGGTAGTGATGTATCCGGCGTTTATGATAAGGATAAAGTAACAGGAACATATAATATAGAACTTGCAGTTCCAGAACTGAGAAATAATGAAAATGCTTCTCTGTTTGCAAGTCTTCCAGATTCTAATGTTGCTTCGATAAATCTTTCTAATTCTCAGTTATCAATAACTAAACAAATAGAGAACTTAACTGTTTCAGGTAATAAAGTACAACTCAATCTTACCAATGTTGGTATTACCAGTGCATCTTACGAATCATTTGATCAGGAAAGATATTCTGTACATTATAGTAATGGTGGAATTGGTGCAATTACATCAGACAATTTCGATCTATCAGGTAATGTTGTAACTATCAGTGGATTGAACAATGGATCAGGTGTTGTTGTAAATGCAACTCTTATAAAGAATGGTATTCAAAGTAAAATTAAGCAATATACAAGAAGTGTTTTAGATACTGTAGAGAAGTCAATACTTGTTGAATCCAATGTAACAACAGATGGTTTATCATATAACGAATATTATGGGTTAAGGGTTCAGGATGATAAGATCTCTTTGAATGTTCCTGATGTATCCAAGATTCTTGCAATATACGAATCAACAAACCTTTTAGATCCTACTTTAGATAAACTCAAATTCTCATCAATATCTCAAGTACACACTAATTCTATTATTGGGGAAGATATTATTGGATCTGATAGTGGTGCATTAGCAAGAATTGTTACAAACAACATTTCTACATCACCACTTACTGGAAATGACGATACACTTGGGATCGTTTATTTGAACGATCAAACATTTACTCCAGGAGAAAATGTAGTATTCAAAGAGTCCAATATAATTTCGACATTAGAATCAATAACTCTCGGAAAATATAAAAATATTACGAATAATTTTACTCTAGATAAAGGTCAAAGAAATGAATATTATGATTATTCAAGATTGGTTAGAGTTGGAACTCAAGTTCCAGAAAAGAGACTTTTAATTGTATATGATCACTATACGGTTGCAAATACAGATAATGGTGATGTTTTTACTGTTCTCAGTTATGATGCAGAAAGATTCACTAAAGATATTCCTCTCATAGGATCAAAAAATGTCAGAGCTTCTGATACTCTTGACTTCAGACCTAGAGTACCAACATTTGATCCAACAACAACTAAATCTCCATTTGATTTTGCTTCAAGAAATTTTGCTACTGGTGATCCAAAATTCACATTAAAACCTGGAGAGGGATCATTAGTCGGGTATGATTTTTATCTGCCTAGAATTGATAGAGTATATCTTGATAAATTTGGAAGTGTTGTTGTAAGAAAAGGTGTTTCTGCTGCAGATCCAAAACCACCATCAAATGAAGATGGTGATTTGATGCAATTAGCACAAATTAATCTTCCTGCTTATCTGTATGATACTGATGAGGTTGTTATATCTTCAATAGACAATAGAAGATATACTATGAGAGACATTGGTAATCTCGAAGATAGAATTGAAAACTTGGAAAGACTCACATCTTTAACTTTACTAGAACTTAACACAAAAACTTTAAAAGTTGAAGATTCTAATGGAAACGATAGATTTAAGAGTGGAATATTTGTAGATAATTTTAATAATAGTGATTTATCCAATAAAAATCTGACAACTTCTAATATCGGCAACGGAGAACTAAGACCATTTTCATTTAGAAACACTTTACAGCAAAGAGCAGTTCCTGCTGTAGAAGTACCAGAAAGTCAATTAGATTTATCACAAAATTATGAACTATTAGATCCAAACGTACAAAAAACTGGAAATGCTGTTACTTTAAAATATGATTCTGTAGATTGGTTAAGTCAATCTCTTGCTACTAGAGTTGAAAATGTCAATCCATTCCATGTTGTTGAATATAATGGATTAGTTACACTTTCTCCAAATACAGATACATGGATAAGAACTATCAGTCTTCCACCTCGTGTAGTAAATGTAACGATTAATAGAACAGTCAATAGATCAGAAGAAAGAATTGGTGCTAGAGATAGAGTTGTAGAACTGACTCCAGATGAATTTGATGAATTTACATCAACATCGGAAGTAGTTGGAAGAACAACTAATACTAATACTACTAGTAATACTGTTTCTGATGTCAGAACTGTTCTTGTTTCTTCAGGAGCAGAAAAATATGTTCGTTCCAGGAACGTTGCTTTCTTCGGAACTCTTTTCAGACCTCTTGCAAGACATTATCAATTCTTGGATAATCACAGTAATGTAACATTTATTCCAAAACTTGTTGAGATTGCAAGTGATACAACTTTAGCAAATTCTGGTTCTTCCAACAATTCTTTCCAGGCAGGAGAGACTGTAAGAGTATTTACTGCAGGAAATAGAATAGGGACTTTTAGATTAGCAACATCAAATCATAAAACAGGTGCATTTAATTCTCCAGCAACTACATACAGCATCAACCCATACGCAAATTCTGAAAATATAGCTTCAGGATATAGCCAATCTTCTAAGACTATAAACATTGATTTAAATTCATTGTCGGCAGAAGATCAGGGAAGTTTTAGTGGATATTTTGAAAAAGGTTCAAAAATAGTTGGACAAACTAGTGGTGCTATCGCATATGTAAAAGATTTAAGACTTATTTCTGATACTAATGGAACTTTATTTGGTTCATTCTTCATAAAAAATCCTCATGTAGATCCTGCTCCAAATCCCAGAATTCTTACCGGAAGAAAAACTTATAGATTATCCAGCAGTGCTACAAATGAAAAACCACTTCCTGGTAGCACACTGATTTCTGCTGGAGATTCTACTTATACAGCAAACGGAACTTTGAGGCAGTTACAGCAAGTAACTACACTTACCACAACAGTTACTTCTACTATAACTACGATTACAACCAGAAGAAATGTAAGGGCACGTAGAGTAGATCCACTAGCACAAAGTTTTGTTGTTGGTAGAGATATTGATGCTCCAACTGGGTTTGGTGATACTGATGATGATAATGGAGTATTTGTAACTAAGGTAGATTTATTCTTCGCATCAAAACCAAGTGGAGGTCAACCACTTACAGTTGAAATGAGAACTGTAGAATTGGGTATACCAACATTAGATATTGTAGGTGAACCAAAAACACTGACACCCGATCAAATAGCAACCTCGGCAGACGGAAAAACTGCAACTACAGTTGTCTTTGATTATCCAATTTATCTTCCACCCGGACAGGAATACGCAATAGTTCTACTTGCTCCAAACTCTGATCAATATGAAGTTTGGACAGCAAAAATGGGAGAAACAACTATTGAAACTACGGATCTCCCTCCTACAGAATCTGTAAGATATACCAAGCAATTTGCTCTTGGAAGTCTTTTTAAATCACAAAATGGATCAGTATGGACTCCTGCTCAAGAGTCAGATCTTAAGTTTAAACTCTATAAGGCAAAATTCACAGCAGACACGGGTATTGTTCATTTTGCAAATCCACCTCTTGATAGTAGTAATGGATATGTTCCTACTCTTGATCAGAATACATTAACAGCACTACCAAAAAATGTAACACTTGGCATTACTCCAATTACTCCTGCAAGTGATTCTACACTGGTTGGAATTTTGACCGCAGGTAGAAGAATTGCCGGTGCAGGAAATAGTTTTGGAACTATTGTTTCTACAGGAAGTAGTGCTACTGGTGCTAGTGTATTGAATGGTGGAGCAAATTATTCACTTCAGACTAATGCTTCTACTATCAATATTTCGGGTAGAGGTAGTGGACTGACTGTAGATATAGGTTCTGTTGGTATCGGTAGTAGTATTACCTCCGTTTCTGTTAATAATAAAGGATCAGGATACAAAACTGGAGATACTGTTTCAATTGTTAATGGTGCCAATACATCAGGTAGAAATGCAATCATCAGTATTTCTGCTAGTGGTCATGTTGACAAATTATTCCTTAGTAATGTTCAAGGTTCAATTCCACTTGGAGATTTAGTCTATTTTGATGATACAAATGCCAAAGTTTCTCTTGGTAATACTGATGTTACATCTTCAACCGAAGATTCGGGAATTAATTCTGGAAATTATTTCCAAGTTCAACACTTTAATCATGGAATGTATGCAAATAATAATAAAGTTCTATTAAGTGATATTTCTTCAGATACAGCACCCGCAGTATTAACGTCCAATCTTAGTGCCACAGCTTCATCTAGTACAACTATTTCAGTTGACGATTCAACAGTATTTACTACTTTTGAAGGACAACCTGTTAACACTAACAATCTTGGATATGTTAAAATTGGTGATGAAGTTATTGCGTATGAGAGTGCAGCAGGCAATCTATTAACTATCAACTCAAGAGCAGTAGAAGGAATTGCAGAGGATCATGCAATTAATGACACAGTAATGAAATATGAGTTCAATGGACTTTCATTGAGGAGAATTAATAATGTAGTTCATGATATTTCTGATATTGGAATTGAAAGTGATTCATACTATATTGAAGTTGATAGATCTACAAATGGAATTGATAGGTCTACAAACGGTTCATTGCCACAAGCATCGTTCTCAACATTATTGATTGGTGGTGGAAATAATATTAAAGCATCGGAAAATATCATGTTCAATAGAATTAATCCTAGATTTGATATTATTGCTCCAGGAAGACAAACTTCTGTAACTTCCAATATTAGAACTACATCAGGAACTAGTATAGATGGAAATGAAGTTTCATTCACACTTCCAAATACTATTGAAGAAGTGACACCAAATAGAGAGAATGATTTAACTTCTGTTCGTATGGTTGCTTCTAGAGTTAATGAATTAAATCAATCACAATTTGACAATGTATCTGGAAGAAGATCATTCAATTCTACCTTAACATTTAATACTACTGATGAAAATCTTTCTCCAATAGTATTTACAGATACTTCTACTGTAGAATTTATTTTAGATGATATTAACAATCCAATATCTGATTATACTAAAGATTCTAGAGTAAATTCATTATCAAATGATCCACATGAAGTAATTTATGTTTCAAATACAGTAAATCTCGCACAACCAGCATCTTCATTGAAGGTTCTATTAACAGCATATAAACCAAAAGTAGCAGATATAAGAGTTCTTTACAGTTTAATCAGAGAGGATTCTGCAGAAATAGAACAATCATTTGAATTGTTCCCAGGATTTGATAATTTGGAGTTAACTTCTTCAGGTGAATTGAAAGTAGTTGATCCTAAGTTGAATGATGGAAGATCTGATTCCAGAGTTCCTCCAAGTGAAAAAGGTCAATTCTTAGAGTATGAATTTACCGCAAATGATTTAGAAGATTTTAGTGGATATGCCATTAAGATTGTTATGTCATCAACGGATCAGGCAAATTCTCCAATAATCAGAGATCTTAGGACTCTAGCAGTTAAATGACAAGATTAACAAAAGTTAAAGATCATCCTCATCTTTATCGAGATGAGGATAGTGGTGCAATTTTAAATTATGACACTATTGGGTATAATCAAAGATTAAAAAAAATTGAGTTAGAAAAATCTCAAAAACAAGAGTTAGATAATATGAAAAAAGATATTGAAGAAATCAAAGGGTTATTAAAACAATTCCTAAATAAATGATTGCCTGGTGAAATGATATAAATATCTAGAGGTATATTAGCATCAATAATAATGGCTGTTTATGTATCCAATATAGTGATTGAAAAGGGATTTGATTTTGATACATCTTTCCAATTGGAGGATACTAGAACAAATGCACCTTTAAACCTCAGTGATGCCTCTACAACGGCACAAATGAGAAAACATTATGGAGCATCTACATCGGTATCTTTTGCATCTACAATCACTAGTCCGGATCAGGGAATTATTTCAATTTCAATGACTGCAAATCAAACAGTCGATTTGAAACCAGGAAGATATGTATATGATGTAAAAATTTTAAATGCTGGTAGAGAGTATAAAGCTGTCGAAGGCACAGCACTACTACGAGGGGGAGTAACTAGGTAATGCCCAATATTAACGACAGAATTGGTTCTCAGAACGTCATTCGTGTATTATCTAATGCTTCTGCACCACCAACACGAATAGTTAATTTAACTGACGTAGAATCGAGTAGAAAAACTGAAGATGGAATGCTCCTGGTATGGGATCTATCTACAGAAAAATTCTTCATGACAGATGCGATCGATTCCGCATCTTTAACTGTTACTGGTATTGCAACATTTTCTAATACAACTCAATCAACTTCAACAACCACCGGAGCATTGGTTGTAAGTGGTGGTGTTGGAATTGCAAAAGAAGTACATCTCGGAGAAGGGATTACGATAGCAGGGGTTTCAACCTTCTCATCTGCTTTAGATATAAATGCTGCCGTTGATATTTTAAATGGATTAAAGGTAAATCAAACCTTTGAATCTGTTGGAATTACTACTTTAGCATCCTCTGGTGGTATTACTACCACTGGTGGTAATTTGTTTGTTGGATCTAACTTAACAGTAGCAAACAATCTCAAAGTTGACGGAACATCTGAATTTATTGGAAATGCCACCTTCAGAGGAGGTACAATTGGTATTGGTGATTCTACCGGTGATGATATTGATATTGGTGGTGAGTTTGTATCTAACTTAGTACCAAATACTGATAATACTTATGATATTGGTATTACCACTCAAAGGTGGAGAGATGGGAAGTTTGCTGGTCTTGTAACATCAACAAATTTAAATGTCTCAGGTGTTGCTACTTTTAATAGTGTAGACCTCAATGGTGATGTAGATATTGATGGACGAACTGATTTAGATGAAGTAGTAATTGCTGGTGTTACTACATTCAATAATGCTGATGTAATTTTCCAAGGTGCAGCTGCAGGTCAGAATATAACATTTGATGCCTCTGAAAATGATTTAGAGTTTACTGATAATGCTAGAATAAAATTTGGTAATAATGATGATCTTGAGATATGGCATGATAGTACTAACAGTAATATAAAAAATTCTACGGGCGATTTTCATATTCGTAGTGATTCACTCGCACTCAAAACAACAGATAATAGTGAGAGATATCTTAAAGCTACTAAGAATCAAGATGTAAAATTATATTATAATGGCAATGAGAAATTTGCCACTACTGGTGTTGGTGTAACTGTACTTGGAACACTTGAAGCCGAATTAATTGATGGAGGAGAATTCTAATGGCAAAACCAACTACCAGAGAAGAATTGAAGGAGTATTGTCTCAGACAACTTGGTGCTCCTGTTTTAGAAATTAATGTTGCTGATGAGCAGGTTGAAGACCTACTTGACGATACTTTACAGTATTTTAATGAGAGACATTATGATGGTGTGGAGAGAATGTATCTTAAGTATAAGATATCTCAGGATGATATTAATAGAGGAAAGGCAAGTGGAACAGATGGTATTGGCATAACAACCACAACCGGAACCTCAAATATTGTTGGATTTGGAACAACAACATTTAATTTCTACGAAAATTCAAATTATATTCAAGTTCCCGATTCAGTAATTGGTGTAGAAAAAATATTTAAGTTTGATACTAGTAGCATTTCTGGAGGAATGTTCAGTATCAAATATCAGTTGTTCTTAAATGACTTGTATTATTTCAATTCTGTTGAATTATTGCAATATGCCATGACAAAGACTTATCTTGAGGACATAGATTTCCTTCTTACTACAGATAAGCAAATAAGATTTAATAAAAGACAGAACAGATTATATCTTGATATAGATTGGGGTGCTCAAACTAAAGATACATTCTTTGTTATTGATTGTCAGAGAGCATTAGATCCAAATGATTTCTCAAAAGTCTTTAACGACAGTTTTGTAAAAAGATATCTTACTTCTGCAATTAAAAAACAATGGGGTCAAAACTTAATTAAATTTCAGGGGGTAAAACTTCCTGGTGGAATTGAATTAAATGGTAGACAATTATATGATGATGGGCAAAGAGAGTTGGATGAAATAAAACAGAGAATGGCAATGGACTATGAAATGCCACCTCTTGATCTTATTGGTTAGTAGTCATGTCGTTAAATCCATTTTTTCTTCAAGGATCTCCAAACGAACAATTTCTTGTTCAAGATCTTATTAATGAGCAATTAAAAATTTATGGGATAGAAATTTATTATCTACCAAGAAAAATTTTTAAAACTGATAATATAATTCGTGAAATACAATCATCGAAATTTGATGATGTTTTTATGATGGAAGCGTATATCAATAATTATGATGGATATGCTCCTGATAGTGATATTATGACCAAGTTTGGTCTTAGATTGAAAAATGAAATAAGTTTGACTATATCCAGAGAAAAATATGAAGAATTTATTGCACCATTTTTAGAAGGTATTTCTTCTGGTATTAGAGAAGGAAAAATTACTGAATATGATTTTGCAGATTTAATTACAAGACCAAAGGAAGGAGATTTAATTTATTTTCCACTTGGTGAAAGACTTTTCGAAATTAAGAGGGTTGAATCAGAAAAACCTTTTTATCAACTCGGAACAAATTATGTTTATGAATTAAGTTGTGAACTTTATGAATATGAAAATGAACTCATTGATACTGCAATTGAAGAAGTTGATAACACAGTAGAAGATGAAGGATATATTACATCCTTAACTCTTACAGGAGTTGCTGTTACTGCCACCGCAACACCTATCCTTGCAACTGGTGGAGTTTCAGAAGTATTCTTAAATAATGATGGTTTTGGATATACCTCCGCACCAATTGTAACATTTTCAGCACCACAATCTGGAGTCAATACCGCAACTGCAGTTGCTATTACAACCAGTGTTGGAAATGTTCAATCCATAGAAAGAATTGAACTTATTAATGCTGGTATTGGATATACAGTTGCTCCAACAATAACATTTTCTGGTGGTGGAGGTTCTGGAGCAGCTGCTACATGTTCTGTAAATACATCAGAGGAATTTAATATTTTCAGAATTCAAATTGATAATAAAGGAAAGGGATATTCAACTACACCTGATGTAATAATTGATGGATCTGTTGGTTCTGGAGTAACTGCAACAGCAGTTGCAAATATCTCTAGTAGTGGTGAAGTTGACTCAATCAATTTAACCAGACCTGGTTTTGGATATACAGAAGCACCAACTATTAATATTACAGGACTCTCTACGGTTGGTTTTGGAACGTTCATTTATAATGAAACCATTACTGGACAAACTACAGGTGTAACAGCGGTCGTTAGAGACTTTAGAAGAGACTTTGATATTAGTACAATAGATCCTCCAATCAACTTAAGAGTGGCACTAAATACTGGTAAGTTTGGTTCAGGTGAAGTTATAGTTGGTTCAATATCATCAGCTAGATATGTTGTTGCAAGTTATGATACAGAAAGTTATGATAACCCATATGACGTTAATGAAGAGATAGAAACAGAGGCAGATAATATTATAGATTTTACAGAGTCAAATCCATTTGGTAGTTATTAATGTTAGGAACATACTTTTATCACGAAATTATAAGAAAAACTATTATTAGTTTTGGAACTTTGTTTAATGATATTTCCATTCGACACACAAAGAGTGATGGAACTATTTTAGATGAAACAAAAGTTGGTCTATCCTATGGACCAATGCAGAAGTTCTTGACAAAGATTCAAGAACAAGAGCAACTAACAAAATCAATTGCAATTACTCTTCCAAGAATGTCATTTGAGATGACAAGAATTCAATATGATGCAACTAGAAAAACAGGAGTAACACAAACTTTCAAAGCCGTTGATACAACTGATGGCAAAACGAAAAAAGTGTTTATGCCAGTTCCTTATAATATTGAGTTTGAACTTAATATTTTTAGCAAATTAAATGATGATGCTCTTCAAATTATTGAACAGATACTTCCATTTTTTCAACCATCATTTAATCTAACAGTTGATTTAGTCAGTTCTATTGGCGAAAAAAGAGATATTCCAATTGTTCTTGATAGTATTGATTTCCAAGATGATTATGAGGGTTCATTTCAAACAAGAAGAGCACTCATTTATACTTTGAGATTTAGTGCAAAAACTTATCTGTTCGGTCCAATTGCCGAGTCTACTGAAGGTCTTATTCGTAAGGTTCAGGCAGATCTGTATGCTGATACAAATACTCAAACCGCAAAACGTGAGGTTAGATATACTGCTGTTCCAGACCCAATTACTGCAGAACCAGGTGATGATTTTGGATTTACTGAAAACTGGGAATTCTTTGGAGACTCTAAAGATTATAGTCCTACTAGACAAGAGGATATTTGATTATCATGAATAATAATTATGATTCTATAGATGATGCTCTGAATATTGAGAGTGATATTGTGGAAACAAAACCGGTTAAAAAACCAGAGATTGTTAAATCTAAGGAAGATGATATAGAGAAGGATTATACCTATAGTCGTGCTAACCTCTACTCCCTTATAGAAAAGGGTCAGGAGGCAATAAACGGTATTATGGAGGTAGCAGGTGAAGGAGGCAGTCCGAGGGCATATGAGGTCGCAGGGCAGTTGATTAAGAGTGTTGCTGATACAACTGATAAACTGATTGATCTACAGAAGAAACTTAAAGATGTTGAAGATGAAGCAAAGAAAACTACAAACAACGTCACTAATAACGCAGTGTTTGTAGGTTCTACTTCGGAACTTCAAAAAATGCTAAAGCAAGGTTTTCTAAATAATAAAGAGTAATTTACTTTTTTATTGATGAAAAAGTGTAAGAAGGGATATTATTACTGTTACACTGAT